GATAGCGTTGGTAGAAAGGTTAAAGATGGTGAGGTTATTAATTTAGAATACTTGGTTACTTCTGGTTCGGAAGCTAATGAGGTTACTGACTTTTCATATACTGGAGATCTTATTGATAGTTTGGGTATATCATATAACGTTTCTGACGTTAAATTACACGTTAAAGAGAGATCTCAACTTGGTACTACTCCAGAATCTGTAGAGTCTATCAAGTATATGGCTCCTAGATACTATTCTTCCCAATATAGAGCAGTTACAGCACAAGATTATGCTGTAATTACTAAGAAAATATATTCTAATGCAGATTCTGTTATTGCTTATGGTGGTGACTCATTAAATCCACCAATTTACGGTAAGGTCTATATTGCAATTAAGACTAAAACAGGTTCATCTCTAAATGATGCTACTAAGAAGACTATTGCTTCAGATCTTAGAAGTTATGCAATGGCATCTATTGACCCTGTAGTTATTGACCCAGATGAACTTTATGTATATCCTAAAGTATTTGCTTTATATGACACTGGAGTAACTAACAATACTTCTGAAATTAAGACTAATATACAGAATTCTGTTAATGATTGGGCAACTCAAACTCAAATCAATAACTTCAACTCAACATTTAGAAATCAACAGTTCCAAAAAGCAATTACCTTATCAAATAAGGCAATTAGTGATGTTTCTGTACAAACATCACTTTTGAAGTATATTAAACCTCAAACAAATCAAACTAATACTTATTGCATATCAACAGGTTCATCCCTATATGATAGTGCTCCAAGTAACGTTGATAGCAATACTACTGGTTGTAAGAAAGAACCAGTAATACTATCTGGTAATTTTAGAACAGCAGATAGACCTGGTGTTGATCAACAGTTTGAAGATGATGGTTTTGGTAAGTTGAGAACCTTCTATAATACTGGAAATAAGAAGGTATATACCAATACTTCCGCAGGTTCTATAAATTATGAAACTGGTGATATTTGCATAGGACCAATTAATATAGTAGGAGCTGGAGATAATGTTCCATCATCTACTAATTTAAATCTTTCTGATGCTGTTACTGGCACAGGTAGTGTAATTGACATTACTTTATTACCAACAGATTTGCAGTTACCAACTCTGTTTATACCTTCTAACAGTTCTACTATTCCAGCATCAACTCCTGGAACAATAATCAACGTCATTAATCCTGAAGTCACAGTAGCTCCAGTTGGTACAACACCACCTCCTACTGTACCTCTAAATAGTTTGACACCAAAGGTGTTTAACCAAGCACCAACTCTAGTTGAAGTTACTTCAATTAATAATACAGGTTCTCTCACTTCTAGTTGTTTCTAACTTAGATGGCAAATATCAATAAAGTCTCCCAGTCAGTTAAGTCACTGACTCCAGCGTTCGTTGAGGATGAGTATCCTCTCTTTAATAAATTCATCGAATATTATTATAGATCTCAGGAGAAAACTGGACTAGGACAAAATATTTTAAACAATTTCTTACAATATCTGGATATTGATAAACTGGATATAGGAATACTTGATGGTGCAACGAAGATAGTAGAACCTCTTGGAGTAGATAATGATACAGTAGTTGTAGAGAGTGTAGACCCATTTTTAGAGAACGATGGATCTATTTTAATTGGTGATGAAGTAATTTACTATGAATCTGTAAGTAATGCTCCTAATATTGCTTTAAGTCCAGGTATTTCATACGAACAGGTTAAATTAAAGTGGTTGGGTCTTGCAAGTCCATTGGCATTGTTTGATGGAACTACGATTAAATTCCCATTAACTTCTCAAAATAATCCCGTAGCTCCACCTTCTGCACAACATTTGATTGTACAGTCTTATGGTGAGGTTCTAATTCCTAATATAGATTATACTGTAGAAGGTACTGATATAATCTTCACAACTGCTCCTAGAGAAAAACTTGATGCTGATGGGGCAGATTTAACTTTCATTACATATTTGAGTGGTTTTGTTGAAAGTAATATTGTTTCAATTGATAATTTATCTAATAGTTTTGGTGAAGGTAAGCGTCAATTTACTATAACAAGAGATGGTGTTTCGTACGAACCTGTTATAGATGAGTATGTTTTAGCGATTTATGATAATGAACTTCTTATTCCAAAAGTAGACTTCTTTATTGATGGAAATCAGTTTATATTTAAAGAAGCACCTTTAAATGGTAGATTCTTATCATTATACTCTGTTGAAGCACCAATTCCTTCTTTTGGTGCAGGTGCTATTGGATATGCACGTATAGATGATGCTGGTACTTTAACTGGTATTTCTACAAATACTAATGGTAGTAACTATAGGTTTGAATATCCACCAAAAGTTTCTATTAAATCTGAAAATGGATCTGGGGCAGCTGCAACTGCATTAGTTAATGGTATTAAGAGTGTTTCTCTTCTTGATGGAGGATATGGATATAGTGATACAAACCCACCTTTAGTAGATGTTCAAGCACCTACAAAACCAGGTTCTACAACAGCAAGTATTAGAGCAACTGTTACAAATGGTGCTGTTAGTGGACTAGAAGTACTTAATTCAGGTAGTGGATATACATTCACACCTAGACTTAGCTTTAGGCAACCTGGAGGCGGTAAAATTGCCCCTCCAACGATATCTAACGGTTCTATTAGCGGTGGTATAACTGTAACTAATGGTGGTATTGGTTATACAACTGTACCTGACATTTATATTGATGAACCTACTGAAGAAGATGGTATTAGAGCATCATTAAGAGCAGTATTAACAGATGGAAGAATTACTTCTGTTCAGGTATTAAATGCTGGTCAAGGATATACAGGAACTCCTAGAGTTGCTGTTGTAGATCCAACAGGAGCACAAATTCTTCAAACAAAGGTTGATGGTGACGGAAGAGTAACAGATATTGAACTTTTAAATGGTGGTAGTGGATATCAAGATGTTCCATCAGTTTATATTGTTGATGAAAGAGTAGATCAACTTGGTAACTATGCTGGTGGTACTGGAGCTACTGCTGTTGCATCTATTTTCAATGGTCAGATTATTGATATTAATATAACCAATTTTGGTGCTGGATATAGTGCAACTGAACCTCCAACTATCTTTATTCAAGAACCACCTTCATCAGAAGCATCTGCTACAGTTGGACTTAATGAAGTTACTGGATTTACAGTAAATCAAAATGGTACTGGATATAGTAAAGCAAAATTTGAAGGATGTGCTAGAGCAGCAAGTGGTATTAAAGAATATTCTGAAGATGGTAATGCAATATTCTCTGATGTTACAGTAGCATCTACAGCAATTACAGATACCCCTGTTAAATGTTTGGATGCGTTATTCATCAAGAGATTGCTTGATAAGTATACAGAACAGTTCTTACCTGATGTACCTTCTCTAGATTACTCTCAAATTGACGTTAGAACAGCAATTAAGACTATTAAGGACTTTTATGCTTCTAAAGGTACTTCTTATAGTATTGCTTATCTCTTTAAGTTATTATATGGTGAAACTGTAAGCATTTCATATCCAAAAGACCAAATAATTAAGCCTTCTGATGCTACTTGGTCTATTGATACAATTCTTCGGGCAACGTTGGTTAGTGGTGATTCTAATAATATAAAAGATGCTTTATTAATACAAGATAGAGATATAGCAGATGATAATGTTCAAGCAGCAAGTGCTCTTGTAGAAAACTTTATTTCTATTAAAACTTCAGAACTAACAATATATGAATTGGTTCTTTCTGAAGAAACTATTAATGGTACGTTTACAGTTCCATATAAGACTAAACTTGCAGAGCCTTTGAATTTTACCGATGGTATTATTACAGTTGACTCTACTATCGGTTGGCCAGAAAGAAACGGTGAATTTTTAATTGGTACTGGATCTGATGCAGAACTTGTACAGTATAAGGAAAAATCACTTAACCAGTTTATCGAATGTACTCGTTCAGTTAATAATGTAGTTGAAGATTGGGATTCTGCTACTGAAGTAACATCAAACTTTAGAGTTTACCTTAATAAGGGAACTCCTCAAGAAGTTGTAATGAATATTGTTGGTATTGTTGATGCCCAACAAACTACATTAACAGATACAGGTTCTTATTACTTACCTGGAGATAAATTAACGGTTTCTAAGCTTGGTGGTACTGGTGTTGGTCCAGATCTTACTACTTGGTTGTATAACGTCAAAAAATTGATTGATGTTGACACTGTAACTTATGGTGGTGTTAATAATCAGTCTGCTACTATAACTTGTACCAATCCTCATGGTTTATTGGTTGGAGATCAGGTTACCATTTATGGTGCTAACCCAATCATCTATAACGGAACATTCTTAGTAACTTCTAGGGATAGTGACCTTATATTCCAGTATAATCTACCTCAACCTGCTACTGTTATACCACAGGGTAATATTTTAGTATCTGTTGACCTTAATAAAGGTAAATCTGTCAACTCTGCTGTTAATAATGCAGTTAGTCCTTATACCACTAACATACAAAACTCATTCTTTAATGATGATTATGTTTATGTTGCTTCTACAGGTATTCCTAACTATGAGATAGGTCCATTCCCTGGTTCTGCTCTACTTCCAGGTAACCAACGTAAATTAAATAGGTTCCCTAAAGTACCTACTACAATTTCAACTAAGAATGCTATTTCTTCAGGTCCGATTGGTACTTGGGTAAATGGTGTATCAATTTGGTCTTATAAGTCAACTGAAGCAAAAACCTTTGGTGCTGTAACTGATGTTAGCATTACTAATGCTGGTTCTGGGTATGATGCTGCATCTCCTCCTGCTATTACTATGACAGGTGGTGGAGGAGAAGGTGCAACTGCAAGTGTTGTAGTTAACGGTTCTCTTAGTGAGATTACTGTAACTAATGGCGGTTCTGGATATACTTCATCTCCATTGGTGTCAATCGTTGGAGGAGGCGGTTCTGGTGCTGCTGCAACTGCTATTATCACTAAAGGGTCAGTTTCACGTATTCTAATTAACTCAGGCGGTTCTGGGTATACTTCACAACCACTTATTACTATTGTTGGTGGTGGTGGAAATGGTGCTGCTGGTACTGCATCTGTTCGTGGACCTATTCAGTCTATTGGTATTACTAGTGGTGGTGTTCAATATACTTCAAGTCCAACAGTAACACTAAGTTCTGGTAAAGGTGCTGTTGCACAAGCAATTGTTAATGATGGTAGAATTATATCTATTGCTATCATTTCTGCTGGATCTGGATATACTACTGCACCTGAAGTATCTGTTCAAGGTGTTGGATTTGGTGCAATTGCAAGAGCAACTATTGACACAGACGGTGAAAATGCTGGTAGGGTTACTAATATTGAGATTGTTAACAAAGGTATTAACTACGTCCAAGGTAGTACTATTATCAATTTGACTTCCGTTGGTCAAAATGCTACTTTTACTGCAAATGTATTCCAATGGAATTATAACCTTCAAGCAACTTCACAGTTTGATACCGCTAAAGGTTCTGTATTTACTGGTTACAATAATGAGTATGGTGGTGAGTATGCTCACCTATCCAATCCTCAAAGGATGAGATATATCCTTGGAGATAACCTTTATGAAGAAATTGGCACAGGAAATATTCTAGAACAAGAAGAGCAGTTAACTCACTCTCCAATTATAGGTTGGGCATTTGATGGTAACCCAATTTACGGTCCTTATGGATATGTTGATCCTACTGACCAAAGTTCTGCTACCGTAAGGCTTAGAACTTCTTACAAATTAAAGGATGAATTGGTTTATGATGATACCATTAACCCAAATCCAAATAGAACTGCTGGTCCATTATTAACAGAGGAACCTGCTGGTAATTTTGTAGAAGACTATGAGTATAGTTTTGGATTAGGTGATTTAGACCAGTATAATGGTCGTTTCTGTAAGACTCCTGATTTCCCTGATGGTGCTTATGCTTATTTCGTTACTATTGATGCTACTGATTTAGGTAGTCCACTTTTCCCATATGTTATAGGACCAAGTTTCAACTCAGTTGTTGATTCTTGGAACCTTAGTGCAAATGCAATTCAGCAGAATATACCAACTGGAGTTGTACGTTATAGAGACCCTTATGAGAATGTTGATATTGATGTTGAAAGGGTTCCTAATGCTTCTACTGCTGCTTTAACAACTGAAGATGGTGAGATCTTGTTGTTTGAAGTGGAGGATGAGAATAGAGATGGAATTATAGGTCCAGAAGAGACTGCTGACCCTGATCAAATGTTTGAGGAGTCACCTTTACAGTTATTTGATTACTTCCCTAAAGTTAAATTTGACTCTAAAGTTGATATTGAAGTTGAAACAACAACTAAATTTGAAGATGCTTCTGTTACTGGATTTACTGTTGAGAACACAGGTAAGAACTATCAGGTAGATGATAGATTAATATTTGATAATAGCGATACTGATGGAGCTGGTGTATCTGCTCGTATTTCAAAAATCAAGGGTGAAGCAGTTGCTTCATATGATTTCGAGAATATTAGTGGTGCTAATTATGGTGTTTTACAGACAGCAGATCCTCATAATCTAGTTGCTGGTGATGTTGTTTATATAGATTATACTCCTATAATGCAGAATACAAACAAAACGTTTGTAGTTCGTCAATATAAAGGTATAGAAGAGATTGTTATTGACCAAAGAGGTTCTGGATACAATACAGACATTCCACCAACTATTACAATTGATGGTGATGGTACTTCTGGAAAATTAGAAGCAGTTGTATCAACTGTTGGTGCTATTGATCAAGTTAATATTTTAAATTCTGGTTCTGGATATACATCCAATCCCCGTGTTATATTATCTCATCCACAGGTCTTTAAGAAAGCAGATTATTATATTTCTAAACTTGAAAATCAGAATTATGTTAAAATTAATGATACTTACGTTAGTGATAATAAAGAGATCTTTATTTGTGGTAAAACAAAGGATGCTGTTGGAAATACAGTAGGTTTTGTTGCTAAATTATCTGCTACAGGTGTTAAAGAGTGGGAGAATACTTTAGAAAGTACTGATGGACAGTACTATACAGAGTTCCAAAAACTTTATGTAGATGGTCTTGATGTTTGGGTCGTTGGTAATAATAAGCCAAATTCCAATCTACTCAATGCATATAATCCAGATGTTATACTTGCTAAGTATACTCAAGCAGAAAATGGATTAAGTGCTGGATTACAATTCCAGAAAGGATACGCTGGTATATCTGGTGCTACTCGTGCTGACCATGTATCTGCAATTCAGAAATGGAGTGATACTCGTTTCATCATTGGTGGTTATACTAATACAAATTCTAGTAACCCATATGATGCATTCTTAGCATCTATTGATAGTACTGGTAATTTTGCTATTAAGAGAAAGCTTGTATCTACTAGTAAATCTGAAAAGATTGTAGATATGAAGGTCATAACGACCACTGAGGGAGCTACAGAATTATACTTCATAATGGAAGTAGGGTTAAATCAAGCTACTACCGATGTCAATCTTGCATTTGGTAAAGCAACTCTAACTACAAGTGCAATTAATATAGACTTTATTAAAGAGTACAGTACATCTGTATATTCATTAGTTGATGGTAGTCTTGTCTTTGACGAATTTAATGAGTGCTACATTTCTGCTTCATTAAGACTTAAGTCTGATCCTACACAGAAAGATAGTTTCTGGGTTTGTAAAGTTAGTAGAACTGGTAGTATAATTTGGAATTATCGTTATGTTGCTCCTGGTAGAGATATCACTATGGCAGATAGGAGTTCTATTGATATATTTGGAGATTTAAATGTTGCATTTAGTAGAGATAATAGTACAACTGGTGTTAAAACTGTAGATTCAGTTAAGATTGGATATAATGGTATTATTAAGAACCATACAACTAATGAATTTAATCAAAACCGTATTGAAGGTATAACTGTTCATTCAGTTAATACTGATAATTCTGGTGATGTTTACCTTTCTGGTCAAACTCAATGGAATAGAAATGAGTTTATCTTCGATTTTGCTGCTAATGAGCAAACAGATCTAACTGGCAACTATACTTTAACTTCAGTTGGAGCAAGTAATGCTATAACTTATGATGGTAATATGGCAAAGATCTATGGTTATCAACCAGCTGGGTCTAGTTCTACATGGGAAAATTCTTATCTTAAGGTTGCTGGAACTGATTTAGGTACAACATTAGCAAATGATTGGACTTTAGAGTTCTTTATATACAAATCTGGGTCACAATCTCAGACTTTATCCCAAACTGTCCAAACTATAATGGGTATTGGTGGTGCTAGAGATGCTACTGGTGGACTATGGTTAGGATATGATAATGCCTCTGGTGAGTTGCAGATGGTTATTACTAATCAAACAACTCAGTTAATTAATGGTTCGGGACAATCAACAACACAAACAACAATGTATGCTGACAATAGTTGGCAAACCATTGCTGTAAGGAAAGAAGGTAATGTATTTAAAGCATTTGTTAATGGTATAGAAGTAATAACAGGTACATTATCAAATACTTCATTTGCTACTAAAGATCTATACTTTGGTAACCAGATTGGTTTTGGTACTCTTGCTACAGATTTCAATAAGAACTATCAAGGTCAGTTCTTTATTGATAATATTAGATTAAGAAATAGAGCAGTTCCTGTTACTGTACCTTCTGATATTTCAAGTTTACCACCTGTTGCATCATTTGCATTGGATTTTGCTTGGACAGACACTGCTTGGTTTACTAATAATTTAACCAAGTATGATTATATTGACCATAATGGATGGAATTTAAAAGTAGATAAGAATGCTGATGCTACTAGATTGGGTGATAAAGGTGTACAAACTAATACTCAATTAGGATTTGTCAGAACTGCTGTAACTCCTGTTACTGGATCTTCAATGACAATAGGTGAAGCTGATTTTGCATTGGGTGATGCAGGTCTACAAACTTTAGACTTTGATGATGCTACTATAACAATGACTCCTGGTACGGAGACATTAACATATACTAATGATATTTGGAGTTCCAGAACAGCAACTGTTCCTTCTCCAGGTTCTCAAAAATTACAAGTATCTGCTGTAGTTAAGGATAGGTATTTCTTTAAGGTTACTAATACAGTTAAAATTGATAATATTCAAGAGTTAACTATAAATCAACCGTTCATATTCACTACTGGTGCTAAGTTAAGACTTAATAATCTTTCTAATGGTAACTTCATTAATAGTGGATATATCATTAAATCTGATATACCTAACAGAAAAATTTATGTTGCTGTTCAGAATAATCCTTGGAGTAATGATTTAAACACTGGTATTTTAGTTAGTGAGCAATTTAATGAACAAGATACTTATGGAATAGTTGGTCCTGTTCCAAATGATGTTAATGAAATGAAGGCATATACCTTCGCACAGGTAAACAATACAACTCCTGGAACATTTGATATTGATATGTCCACTTATGACGCTCCTGCTAATATTGGTGGTACTAATAACTTAGATGACTTTGCTAGATTTAAACCGTTTAATGTAGGTGACTATTCAGTTAGAATTGATGAAATTGGTGGTAGTTCATCGTTTATTGTTGGATCTGTAGTTTCACTTACATCTAACGATATATCTTTCAATGCTAATTACAATACATGTCAGATAACAAATTTAGTAGGTGTTACTAAGATTACATTGATTTCTAATCTAGAAAGAATACTTCAAATAACTGCCGTTAATAATAGCGATGAGGTCTATGTAATAACAGGAACAAGTCATTACTTATCTGAAGGTGAAATTGTTTATGTTGATGGTAATCCATCACAAACAGATAGTGGTCTTGTTTATGATGAGTATGATGGTGCATTTGCTGTTGATACTGTTGTAAGTCCACTTGAATTTACTTACAAGTTACCACAAACTGCTATAACTGCTCCTGCAACTAATGCTGCTAGTGTTGGTATATTTGTTAAGTCTCCAACTCTAAAGATGTACTATGGACATCAGTATATCTTTGATTTAAGTCATTCCACACTTGTTGGTGGTAATTTATCTTTTGCTAAGGATAATCTTTATAAGTTGGAATATTCATTCAACTCCATTGAAAGAATTGGAACTCCTGGTTTAACTGGTCAAGGAGCAGCAACTCCATCAGTTAAGTTAAAAGTTGATAATGATATAGTTACTAATATCTCTTACTATTTCGATCCTTCTAGAACTGGTGATGATTCTCCTGTAATTTCTGACAGTTATCTTGATGTAACAGACTCACCTTATACTGGTACATTTACAATTAGCAGTACTTCTGGTCAAACAATTACTCGTGGTGCTGATGTATTTAAATTCCCATTATTAAATGAGCCAGAAGGTATTGGTGATATTTCAAGAACATCATATACTACAAGTTCATTAAAGGCAGTTGGTGCTATTGGTGATATTCGTATTATTAATCCAGGTGGTTTCTATACTAAGTTACCTATTGTTACTGGTATTGCATCTACAAGAAAGATTGAAAGAGTTCAAATTGTTGAACCAGGAACTGAGTATGCTGTAGGAACATATAATGGTGTACCTATTGCTGGTGATGGTGAAGGTGGATTTGTTCAAATTACTGTTGCTGATGGGCAAGATGATGAAGGTATAACCATTCCAGGTCAGATTCAAGAAGTTGTTGTCACATCTCCAGGTAAAGGATATACTACTGCTACAATTGACGTTGAAGGTGTTTCTGGTATTCTTGGTGCTGGTTTAACTGGATCTGGTGCAGATTTATCAGTTGTTATTCCACCTTTCGGTACTGAAGCATCTATCTTCACTAAGGGTGATAAGGTTGGTAAGATTAAGAAACTTAAGAACAATAACTTTGGTTATGATTATCCTCATGACTATACTTTACGTCCTGAAATTACATTCCCACTTAATGCTCAGTTAACTTCTACAAGTATTCTTAAGAGTATTACTGTTACAAATCCAGGTTCTGGATATTCATTAGCACCTACTGTTGTTATTACAGGTGGTGGTGGATCTGGAGCAACTGCTGAAGCAACTATTAAGAATGGTAGATTGGATATTATTGAAGTTAAAGACCCAGGTGCTGGATATTCTTCTACTCCTTCTGTAAGTCTTAGGTCTTCATTCAACTATGTTGTAAACCTCGACTTAGGTTTATTACAGTTCGCTTATCCTCATGGTATTGTAAATGGTTCTGAGATTAGTGTTGCTGTAACTGACACTGGAGATGGTGCTGATTATCCTCTATCTGCTGGTGCAACAGGTCGTCTTAATCCAAATACTACTTATTATGCAATTTCTGGTAGTGCAAACTCTCTAGAAGATGATCAATTAAAGATTGCTATTACTCCTCAAAACGCAGAATTGGGTGATGCACTATCATTTGTTAACGCTGGTGATGGTCGTCAGAGTATCTTAACCGAATCATTCGGTGGTGAAGCTACTGCTAATGTTATTACTTCTACCTTCCTTGAAGGTGAACTTGTTTATCAAGGTGATTCTTTAGAGACAGCAACAGCACAAGGATATGTTTCAACTAACTCTGGTTGGCAGATTGGACCTAGAATTCTTAAGATTGTTGATTACACTGGTGTATTTGCAGAAAATCAACAAATAACTGGTGTTATTTCTAAGTCTTCTGGTACTATTAGTGACCTTAAGTTTGCCCGTGGTGTTCTAGATATTGGTTCTATAACTAAGACTACTGGTCAGTTTATCGATGACGTTGGTAAACCATCCGAGATTATTCAAAAGATTCAAGATAGTTACTATTATCAAGACTTCTCATATGCTGTTAAGTCTGCTGTTTCTATTAGTGAGTGGAAAGAGATTCTAATTAGAAACGTTCACCCTGCATCATTTAAGGTGTTTGGTGAGTTGAACTTGAATGAATATGGACAAATTCCTAACAAGGACACATTCTTTGAACTTACTAAGTCTGTAGAACTTGCACAAGAAGCTATTGTTCCAAATATTCAAAACTTTGCTCTTGTAGATCCAATTTACACTGAGTTTAATAATACAGAAGTACTATTCAGACAGAAGAGATTGACATCTTCTGAGAACATTCTAACTTCTGTTGTACAGAGAGTTGATGATATATCAGACCAGTTTGATGGTATTAAGACTTCATTCCCATTAACAGTTAATGGTGGTACTGTTGTTGCTAACGCAAATCAGTTAATGGTTGTCTTGAATGGTGTTGTACAGAACCCAGAGACAGCATTTACAATCCAACAGGATTCTATAGTATTCACTGAACCACCAAGACCACCAGCAAGTGTTAAATATGCTTCTGTTACCATTGATGCTATTCAGGGATATGAAATGATATTCAATAATCCTAGTGGAATTTATCCTGGTCTTGGTAATGAGATTAAGGGTAGTTCTTCTGATGCTAGATTTACTGTATTGAAAGTAGTTGGTAATGTAGTTACTGGTTATATAACTGATGGTAGTTTTGTACTTGGTGAATTATGTAACGTTGTGGCAACAGGATTTGCTGGAAACTTAGCATCTATAACTCCAGTTGGAAGTATTGGACTATTTACTTTTGGTGAAAATATTACAAACCTAGAAGGTAATACTGCAAAGGTTGAAGCAGTTAACTTAGAAACTGGACAAGAGATGCCTATTGCTAAATTAAGGTATTCTATTGGTCCTTCTACAACTGTATTTGAAGTTGTTGATCCAACTGCATCTACTGACCAACCAGTACCTGTAGGAACATTTGATGCAAATGTTAATTATCAAGTAGGATCTGAAATCTTTACTCTTATAAGCACTGTAGATAATGCAGAATCCACATCACTTACAGTTGTAAGAAATGTTCTTGGTACAACTGCAGCGAATCAGCAAGATGGTACTCCACTTTATAGTACTAAGATTGAGGTTACTGATAAGTTAACTTTAAGTAAGACTGCAGGTACATATACATCAACACCTGGATTATTTGATATTCAGTTGAATGATGTTATCTATGGAGCACAGTCTGGTGTTATAGCACGAATTACTTCAACATCTGCTTATCAAGATCCTGTAACTAATGAGTTTATTGGACAGGTAGATATTTCTCCTGGTTCTTCATTCTTTGGATTACTATTCAACAGAATTACATCTCAGACTTATCCAAATGTTGTTTTAGATAACATTGCAGAATCTGCAGTAAGTATTGTTGATGCTACTGATAATCAAACTCCTTATAATGGTAACTTCCCAGCTAATGAACAGATTAACAATTATATTGTTCCATTTAATAATTTAACAGGAACATTACAACTTAATGAGAATATTCGTAATTATAAGATTGAATATGGTAATAATACCAATGAATTTGTAACTGGTGAAGAAGGTAAGGTTAGAAAAATGTCCTTCTATGATAGAGAAGGAACTGGATTCTTTAGTTCTGGTCAAGTTATAAGATCTAGAGATACTAAGGCTGAAGTTATTGGATATAACCAAGCACGTAATACAGTATATCTTGGTAAGATTGGTAGAACTAAGTCTAATGGTGAAGACTATTTTGATTTTACTTTTGCTGGTAGTGCTCAGATTGATACAGCACAGAAGAGGTATGGTGCTGGTTCATTACAATTAACTGCTGGAACAACAGATTATATCTGGTGTCAAACAACTTCTGAAATTGCTTTTGGTACTGGTGACTTTACTTTTGAATTCTATGTACGTCCTGATTCTTCTTCATTAAGCGGAACTATCGATATTTTTGATACAAGAGTTTCAAGTGCTAATGAAGTTGCATTGAGAGTATATGTTGAAAGTGGTCAAGTTCGTTGGAATGTTAATAATGCAGATCTTGTAACTTCTGTTGGAACATCTCTAACTGCTGATACATGGGCTCATGTTGCTTACACTAGAACAGGTACATCTGGTAAGTTGTATATTGATGGTGTTCAGGTTGGTACAGGAACTGATGCTACAACATACGTTGCTAAACCACTCTTTATTGGTGTTGGTTATGCTTTCTCAACTGGGTTTATTGGTCATATTGATGAGGTAAGAATCTCTGACAATATCAGATATACTGGTGCATTTACACCTTTAGCTGGAATATTCCAAGGTGATGATAATACTAAGATGTTACTTCATTTTGATGGTAAAGACGGTCAGCAATGGGTACAAGATTGGTCTGGTTCTGAGTCATTCACAAAGGGAGAATATTTCAATAACGATGCTATAATTTCTACCGTTCGTTATGTTGGTGATCATACATTTGTAGCTGGTACTTCAAATGCTGCTCTTACATTTAACGATGGAACTGTAAAGGATGTTACTGATGCAACTTATAATGGTGAGACTGGTGTTCTAGTATTGACTATTGGATCTCATAGTTTTACAACATCTAATACTGTAACTATTGGTACTGATAAGTTACCATTCACTTGTGATAAGGATAATCATGCAACTGAGCATAGATATCCAAGAGCAACTGACCCTGCACATGGAGTAGCATTAACAATTGATTCAGTAACTGGTACTACAATTACAGTTAATGTTGGTAGAGCAGTTCAGAGAGGTTTTGTTGGAAATACTAACAGGTATTACAATGCTGCTACGTTGATTGAATCTAACTTAGACTTCATTGCTCAAGAGGCAGTATATCTACTAGAACAGAAATTCCCAGATTTCACTGTCATTAATGGTAGTGTAAATTGTCAAGATGATGTTAAAGATATTTGTAGGTCTATTGCACATGATTTACGTAATGGTAGTAATGAAAAGATTTGGACTGCTGCATCATACTATGTTGACAGAGAAGATGTAAACAATGTCAAATTACTCAACGTTGAAAATGAAATTGTAGAAACTGTTTGGACATATGGTAAATTAAATCAAATTTTAAGATATATCATAACCAATGATGCTTGGGATGTTCAAGGTCATCATGGGTATAAGCAAAAATTTGATACTAGTATTACAGAATCTAGTGGTAATGCTGCAACTAAATTTACACCTACAAATGCAGAATATAATGCTGCAACTGGTGAATTAAAGATATCAAAAGCAGCACATGGATTGTTTAGTGAAACCTCATTATCAATCAATGGTGGTGGATATAACCCTGTTACTGGTATGCTTACATGTACAACTTCCAGTGCTCATAATCTTACAGCAGGTTCTAAACTTCAAATTGAAGATGAGTCTCTAACGTTTACTTGTACTATGGATCAGAATAGGTCTGAGCATAAGTATCCAAGAGCTTCTGACCATGCAAGTCAAGGTTGGTTAGATGTTATTGTTGTTGACTCAACAACTTTCCAAGTTGATGTTGGTAAAACACCTGACGTAATATTCAATCCTACTGCTGCAACATACAGTGGTTCAACAGGTCTTCTTAAGATGACTATTGGTGAGCATAGATTGAGAGCTGGTACAAATATTAAGGTTGCTACAGGTAGTCTTCCATTCAGATGTACTATGGATGGACTACAGGATGTTAAGAAGTATCCAAGAGAAAATGATTTCATCTATCAGGATAGTGTACCTATTCTATATGAAGGAACTACTCATACTGCAAATGGTGCATCATACACACCTGAGTCAGGTCTATTAACAATTACGGTGTTTAGTCATGGATTTGCTCATGGTGATAAAGTTCGTATTGCTGATGAATCACTTACATTTGAGTGCTTGTTGGACAATAACATAACTCAGCATAGATATCCACGTTCTACAGATCCATCTAGCGGTAGATTACATAAGATTGTTAATGTAACTACTAATACATTTGATGTAAATGTTGGTGTATCTCCTGACCTTTCATTACATACATTTAAGTCTGCAGATCCTAATGGTATTATTCATAAGGATAATACAATTACTTTAGATGTTGGTAAGACACATAATATTGCATATGATGTTTCTAGTGCAAACTATACTCCTGTAACTGGTGCATTAACAATTACTTCTTCTGCTCCTGGTTCTCCTGGATTTGGTGGACATCCTAATTTAATGGTTGGTGATAGTATTAGACTTAGAGATGGAGCATTCCTCTTCTCATGTAATATGGACGGTCAAGCAACTGACCACGCATATCCAAGATTAACTGACCCTGCTCGTGGTACTGCTGTTGATGTTATTGATATTTCTGAAATTGATAAGACTGCAACTGGTGCATCATATAACCCATTAACAGGTATGATGACCGTTACTATCGGTTCATTATTAAATCCACCAAGTACTAGAAATTGTACTGGTGCTGCTTATGACCCTGCTACTGGAATGTTAACTATTACATCATCCAATCATCAGGTATACAATGGTAATCTTGTTAAACTTAATGATGGTGCATTTATATTCCGTTGTGGATTAGATGATGAGACAACAGACCACTTCTACCCACGTTCAGGTGACCCTGCAAGAGATCAATGGTTACCTGCACAGAATAGAACTACAAATACATTTGATTTGTTTATTGGTAAGTCTCAAGACCTTAGTGAGCATACATGTGTTGGTGTAACTGCTAACCCTTGCATGAAAGTTGCTGGTGAGATGGTTAGATTTGAAGAAGGTGCTATTACCTTTAGTTGCACTAAAGATGGTAATGCTACAAACCATGCATATCCTCGTAAGACTGACCCAGTGTTTAGAAGAGGATGGAGTGTTGTAGAAGCTTCAACTAACACTACATTTGATGTATTTGTTGGTAGAACAATATTTGGTGCTTATACACATACATTCGTTTCTGGAACAACTAACGGTGTTAAGGTTCATAATAATGCCTTTACTGTTAATGTTGGTAAGAGTAAGTTCTCAGCATATACACCTTCTGCTGCTACCTATGTACCTGAGACAGGTATTATGGACTTGACTATTGGTAATCATTGGATTAAGGATGCTACCACTCATACAGCAACTGATGTAAATTACGTTGCATCAACTGGTGTAATGACACTTACAATTCCTAATCATGGTTTCATGATAGGAGATAAAGTTAAGGTTGCTGATAATGCAATATCATTAACATGTTCATTAGACCAACACGGTAGTGAGCATACTTATCCAAGATCTACTGACCCTAAATCTGGGGAGTGGATGCTAATTTCTAACGTTACTGATAATACATTTGATGTTAACGTAGGAACTTCACCACAATTAGACTTTGATGTTTCTAATGCTACTTACGATCCTGTATCTGGAAACTTAGTACTTACCATTGGTACACATAGTCTTTCAGTTGGAACTAGTATAAGATTAAAAGATAATTCAATCACATTTGTTTGTGATTATGGTGGAGATGGATACAGTACTCAGAAGTCATATCCAAGATCATATGGTGCTAATACAAGTGATAATCAAGACTATGCATACAATACTGCACTGAATATTATTGGTAAGGATGCAACAACCATTACGGTAAACGTTAACGAAGCACCAGATACTGCAATTAGTCATGCTGGTACTCATAACTATCATTCATCTTTATCAGGTGCTGTAATTACTGGTGGTGATTACACTCACACATTTGTAAGTTGTGTTCAAAATGGTATTACAAGAGCTGGTGATTCTGTATACATCGAGCAAGATTCATTAACATTCCGTTGTGATCTTGATGGACAGACAACAGATAAGACATATCCTCGTTCATCTGGTTCTAATGCTCCTGGTGGTGCTGACTATGCATACAATACTGCAACTTATGTTCAGGAAGTTAAGACTACATCTCATACTCCAACATTAGCAGCATATACTCCAACCACAGGTATGATGACCATAACTCTAGCTGGTCATGGTTTAAATGCTCCAACTACAAAGACTGCAGAAAGTGGTACAGCATTTAATCCAGCAACAGGTGAATTAAGCGTTTATTGCACTAATCATGGATTTGTAACTGGTGATATGGTTAAAATTGCTGATAACTCTTTAGTCTTTACTTGTGCTGAAGATGGTAATTCTACTAACCATTCATATCCAAGACCTAGTGATTTTGCTAGTGGAAGATTCTTCCCAATTCTTCGCACAAGTGCTAACGATTTCAGTATGACTGTTGGAAATGCATTCGGTGATCAACCTATTTCCAATAATACAACTCACGTATGGGTATCAGCAGTTGCTAATGGATTGGTTAAAGCAAATGATAAGGTTAGATTAGATGAGAATGCAGTAACATTCACTTGTGCTAAAGACGGTGATGCTACAAACCATTCATATCCAAGACGTACAGACCCATCTTACTTTGAGTGGTTACCATTAGATAATGTTCAGACAGATACATTTGATGTCTTTATTGGTAAGTCTAGTGATACATCAACTCACACCTTTGTAAACTTTGTTGCAAACAGCATGAAGAGACCAACTGGTGTAATTACAGTTGATGTTGGTATATCTTCAAATACTTCAACTCACGCATTCCAATCTGCTAGTGCAGATGCTATTAAGTGTGGTGGACAATACACTCACGTTTGGAAGGGTGGACTAACAGTAGATAAAGCATTTACTGTTGGTGGTGATTATACACACGAATTTGTTGCTGGTGGAGAGAAATTCACAGTAACTGCTGCTGGATTTGTCCCTGGAACTGGTTTAATGACCGTGACTGTTCCTAATCATGGATTTGAAAATGGAGACATGGTTAAATTTGACGATGGTTCAATAACATTCCGTTGTTTACAAGATAACTATCAGACTGATCATACATATCCACGTTCTTCTGACCCAGCTAGCGGTACATATTTGCAAGTATCTAGTGTTACTAAAGATACCTTTGTTGTTAATGTTGGTACTTCTTCTAATACTACTACTCACCAGTTCCAATCTGCTGTAACAAATGGATTAACACGTGCTGTAATTAGAACTGGTGGTGCTTATACACATACTCTTACAGGTGCTAAGGGTGGATGCTTTAAGAAGCAAGGTAGAGCAATTGCTATTAAGGATCATGGATTAACCATGACATGTGAATATGATGATAGAGGTTCAAATCATAAGTATCCACGTACTACAGATCCTTCATCTAAGCAAGTATTACCAATTACTAAGTTTGATACAAACTCATTTACTGTTAATGTTGGTCCTACTTCATTCAATAAAAATTACAAACCATATAATCCAGATGCTGCAACATACGATACAAGTAATGGTAATTTGCAGATAAACCTTCTTGCTCATGATATTACAACTGATGATTTCGTAATTATTGAAGATGAGTCTATTAGATTTACATGTACAATGGACAATAACCAGTCCATTAAATCTTATCCTAGACCTGGACATGATGTTCGTACTTCTGGTAAAGAATTACCAGTTATTGCTACAGACGCTACTTCAATAACAGTTAATGTAGGATTACCTGGAACTAATCAGACATTTACACCATCTGCTGCTACTTACGATGCATCAACAGGTGATATGACCTTAACGATTGGTCAACATGGAATGCGTAAAGGTTCTAGTATTGTTATACAGAATAACACTTTACAGTTTACTTGTGATATGGATGGCAATACTGCTACTAAGACATATCCACGTACAACAGATCCTTACGGTGGTGAGAAATCAATTCCTGTAACAGACGTATATTATAGTTCAGGTACTGCTTCTAATGCAGTGTTTACTCCTGCATCTGGATTGATGGTAATCACATTGACTGGTCATGGACTTAACAATGGAGATTATATTCAACTTGTTGATGAGTCATTAACATTTAAATGTAATCTAGATGGATATACAACAGAACATAAGTATCCAAGAGCAACTGACCCTGTAAGTGGAAGATGGTTAGCTATTTCAAATAAGACTAATGATACATTTGAAGTTAATGTAGGAATATCTTCAGACACTTCTACTCATGCTTTCATAAGTGCTGCAACTAATGGTGTTAGAGCACAGAATGGTATGATTAAGGTCAATGTTGGTAAGTCTCCTATCAAAGGATACAATCCTTCATTGGCAGCTGGTTCAACAACAGCATATGATCCTACTACTGGAATGTTGACTATTGATATTGGTGCTCATGAACTTAGTGTAGGTGATGGTATTAAGATTGCTAAAC